TGGCGTACTACATCGCCCAGAAAACCCCAGAGCTCATGCAGCGGGTTCCAATGCTGCAGGCGGAGTACGAGCGCCAGTTTGAGCTGGCTGCGGGCGAAGACCGTGAGAAGGCCCCTGTTCGCTTCGTACCGCGCATGTTCTACACGAGGTAACCATGAGCAATCGGTTTGCTTCTGGTCAAAAAGCGCTTGCCCTGTGCGATGTGTGTGGGTTCCCTTACAAGCTGCGAGACCTTCGTAATTTGATCGTAAAGAACAGGGACACGCACGTAAAAGCCTGCCCTGAGTGCTGGAACCCAGACCAACCGCAGCTGCATCTGGGAGAGTTTCCTGTAGACGACCCACAAGCGTTGCGCGACCCAAGACCGGATTTTAATGAGTTTCCCCAAGAACGAGCTCGGCTGCAGCCTAGTGGTTCAGTTCACGCTGGGGGTACAATAGGTTACGTGAAGATCGTTATCTCCTAAGAGGCACGGATATGAAAACCAATGCGAAGGCTCCGAAAGTTGTGGTAATGCCGGCGGTACCTACGGCGTACAAGGTAGATACCGTGAACCAGTCAGTCGACGTGAAAACCAGTGGGGTGAAAACCCGCGGTAATGGCGCAGCGACAAAAGGCACAATGGCCCGCGGGCCGATGGCGTAAAGGGGTAACCCGTGAACTACAGCGAACTGACAGCGAACATACAAGACATCTGCGAACAGACGTTCACAGCAGATCAGCTCGCAATGTTTACGCAACAAGCAGAGCAGAAAATCTACACGACCGTGGATTTGCCGGCGTTTAGAAAGAACCAGACCGGCTCGCTGACCTCTGGAAATAAGTATTTGGCGATGCCCACAGGCATGTTGTATGTCTACTCTTTGGCGGTAATAGACGCAGAAGGCGACTACGAGTACTTGCTCAACAAGGACGTAAACTTCATTCGAGAGGCTTATCCGGGGCCCAGTGACACCGGTAAACCAAAACACTACGCGGTGTTTGACCAGAATACGTTCATCCTTGGCCCGACGCCAAACTCGAACTACAACGCTGAGATTCACTTTTCGTACTACCCGGAGTCCATTGTTACAGCGGGCACGACATGGCTGGGTGATGAGTTTGATTCTGCCCTTCTCAACGGGGCCTTGGTTGAAGCAATCCGATTCCAGCAAGGTGAGCAAGCCTTGGTGGCGCTGTATGAAAAGCTCTACGTGCAAGCCCTTACGCTGCTTATTCAGGTTGGTGATGGTAAGCTGCGAGGCGACGCGTACCGAGACGGACAAGTAAAGAGGAAGATTGGTAATGCTTAGCGCACTTGGCGGGGCCGAAATAGGCGAGATCAAAGCAACTTTGGTGTCTGGTAGGGGGTTTACCCCAGAAGAAGTGGCGGAACAGGCACTGAACAAGATTATTTCGGTTGGGGGCAACTGCCACCCGGTGATCCGAGATCAGGCAGAGGCGTTCAAGAACGACATCCGTGGAGTGCTGGTGCATTACATGAAACAGGCGGTGCGGTCCAACCACACCACATTGGCAAATAGATTCCGCGCCGCTGGGCACCCGGAACTTGTAAAACTACTGGAGAGCTGAAATGGCTATCACTGTTACTACCGCAATGCCCACGAGCTTCAAAGTTGAACTGCTCAAAGGTCTGCACGATTTCACTGCGTCAACTGGCGATACATTCAAAATCGCCTTGCTGAAGTCCGCTTCTGCGGGCAGCGGCACGTACGGCGCAGCCAGCACCAACTACTCAAACATCACCGGTAATAGCGACGAAGCAAGCGGCACTGGGTATACCGCGGGGGGTAACACACTCACCAACGTCACCCCGACAGCTGATGGCACAACCGCTATTACCGACTTCGCAGATACTACGTGGTCAAGCGCGTCTTTCACCACTTGCGGGGCGATGATTTACAACACCAACAACTCCAACTCCGCTTGCGCGGTTCTGAGTTTTGGCGGCGACCAGACGGTAAGCTCCGGCGACTTCCAGATTCAGTTCCCTGCAGCAGCTGCATCAACGGCGATCATTCGTATCGCGTGAGGTAGGTTATGGCGTTGGTGTTGAAAGACAGGGTCAAAGAAACCTCGACTACGGCTGGAACTGGCACGCTGACGCTGGCTGGGGCCGTAGCCGGGTATCAATCTTTTTCTGTGATCGGAAACAGTAACACCACCTACTACGCGATTGTCGATGGCACCGCCAACACGTGGGAGATAGGTATTGGAACCTACACTTCCAGCGGCACGACGCTTTCTAGGGACACAATCTTAGAGTCCAGCAGCGGGGGGTCCGCGGTATCTTTCGCCTCGAACTCCAAAGACGTCTTCGTGACCTACCCTGCGGAGCGAGCTGTAGCTACAGACGCCACTCAAACCTTGTCTGGTAAAACCATCACCGACCTAGTGTTTGACGGCAACTATACGGAAGAGGTTTTTACCATTTCTGACGGTGCGTCTGTTGATCTAAACCCCGCTAACGGAACCATTCAGCTTTGGACGTTGGGCGCCAGTCGGTCTCCCACAGCCTCGTCTTTTGCTTCCGGGCAGTCTATGACGCTTATGATCGACGACGGTAGCGCGTACACCATTACATGGCCTAGCGTTACATGGAAAACCAACGCCGGCTTGGCCCCCACGCTTCAGACTAGCGGCTACACCGTGGTCCAGCTTTGGAAAGTAAGTACTACGTTATACGGGGCAAGAGTGGGGGATGCGTAGTGTTGACAGGGAAACTTCTTACCGCAGCTGACCAAAATATGGCGTGGAATTTGAACGCTTACGCTGATGTTTATGTGCAGCAGTTTTCCGTCACGTCCCAAGAATCTATCCCCGAGGGTTTATTTTTTAAACCCGACGGAACGCGGATGTACATAGTTGGTTCGGGGGGCGATGAGGTAAACGAATTCAGCCTTTCAACGCCTTGGGACATAACAACTGCCAGTTACGTACGAGTATTCTCTGTCGCAAGTCAAGACACAAGCCCGGAAGGACTGTTTTTCAAACCAGACGGGACAGCGATGTACATAGCGGGCAACATAAACGATAGCATATATCAGTACGCTTTGTCTTCCGCATGGGACATAAGTTCTGCGAGCTACGTTAGAAGTTTTTCTGTTGCCGCGCAAGAAACCGCCCCCTCGGATGTCTTCTTTAAGCCAGACGGAACAAAAATGTACGTTCTAGGGGACACCGGCAATGATGTTAACGAGTACGCATTGTCTTCTGCGTGGGATATAAGCACAGCAAGTTACGTTCAAGTGTTTTCTGTTGGTTCCCAAGACACCACCCCAAGGGGGTTGTTTTTTACATCTGACGGGTTGGGTATGTATGTTGTGGGGGGGCTTAACAGCAGCGTGTATCAATATACGTTGTCATCCGCGTGGAACATAAGCACAACAAGTTACGTGAGAACACTTTCTATCGCTACGGCTGAAACATCTCCAACCGGCCTTTATTTTTCCCCTGATGGTTTGCAACTGTATGTCGTGGGGGCAGAGGCTGATTCCGTTTCTCGTTTTCTCCTTTCCAGTCCTTGGGACATAAGTACTGCCAAATTACCAACATCGTTTACAACATCGTCACAATCCAGCGGGGGAAGAGCAGTTTTTTTCAAACCCGATGGGACAGTCATGTACAGGGTGGCTACAGGCAATGACGCTGTTTACGAGTACAGTCTTTCATCAGCTTGGGACATAACAACATCATCTTTTGTTAGAAGCGTTTCTGTTGCTTTACAAGACACAACCCCGACAGGGCTGTTTTTCAAACCCGACGGGACTAAGATGTACATGGTGGGGTCGGGCAGTGACCTAGTAAGAGAGTACACTTTATCCACTGCGTGGAACGTCAGCACTGCTACGTATACTCAAGGATTTTCCGTAGCAACACAAGAATCAGCCGCAACTGCACTTCAGTTTAGTTCCGATGGCACGAAGATGTATGTTATTGGCACAAGTGGGGACGACGTAAATGAGTATTCTTTGTCTTCGGCGTGGGACATAAGCACCGCTTCGTATGTCCAAATATTCTCTGTAGCATCGCAGGAAACTGTGCCCAATGCCTTGTTTTTTAAGCCGGATGGTACAGCGTTTTATATTGGCGGAGATTCTTTAAAGCTGCATCAGTACTCGCTTACAACCGCGTGGAACGTGAGCACTTCGAGTTATTCAGGGCAATCTTTTTCATATGAGCCATCAGGCCCCGCTGGAAGTACAGCTGTTTTTTTCAGGGACACTGGTAGAAGATTGTTTATAGGTTCGACCACTATCTTGTACCAATTTTCGTTGTAAAGGTTTTCACTATGTATGCAAAATTGATGGCAGATGGGTCAATCAAAGCCCCGTACTACTTGAACGATCTGCAGCGGGATAACCCCCACACGTCGTTCCCGGACACCTTGAGCCCATTGGTGCTTGAAGGTTTTGGCGTTGCTATTGTTTCGCAAACGCCCCCTCCAGAAGTGGACACGTCGGTTAACCAGCTGGCCTACTCGGTAGTACGCCAAGAAGGGCAATACAAACAGGTTTGGTCAGCTACGCCGATTTCAGAAGAGATTGCTTCGCAGCGTGTTAGAGATCGTCGTTCTGATAAACTAAGAGCTACAGATTGGACACAAACACCGGATGCAACTGTTGATCGTGCAGCGTGGGCTACTTACAGACAAGCGCTCAGAGATGTTCCGCAACAGCCCGGTTTTCCGTACTCCGTAGTTTGGCCTAACGAGCCAACAGGGACCTAAATGTTTGGGTTTAGCAGTTTCTCAGAAGTACCCTTTGCTTCCCTGCCTGCCGCGGGGGGAGCTGTCACGGTCGCTGTTACTGGCGTCTCTGGTACGGGGGCTGTTGGAGCTGTTTCAACTCAAGTGATAAGCGGCGGTATTGTGCTGCCCTTGGGTGGTTGGGGTCGCGCCGGATGGGGAGAACTGCCCTTTGGTACTGGGTCTATCTCAGTATCTGGTCAGGGGCAGGTTGGTACAGTTTTCACTGCGGTAAACCGCAACGTCCTTGCCACTGGGGTTGAAGGGGCAGGTGCCGTTGGTAGTGTTGGTTTGGCCCTATCGTTAATTGTGCAGGGGGTCTTAGGGACAGGGGCAACCACCGCCCCAGTTACAGCTGTATCTGTAGTACCCCCCGGTGTCCAAGGGAATGGTGCTGTCGGCACGCCCGCTATAGCAGAGATAATTACCCCCACCGGAGTTGCCGCGCAAGGTGCTGTTGGTGCTGTCACCATTCGTTCAGGCATCCTGATTGAAGTCACGGGGGTTTCTGGAGCAGGTGCTGTAGGGGATGTTTCGCTTTCCTTCAGCAAGGTGATTGTGCCGGTAGGCGTATCAGGAACAGGAGAAGTTGGTAGCCCTGCACTAGCCATTAATTCTACGGTTATTCCGGTCGGTGTGAGCGGCAGCGGTGCGGTAGGCAGTGTTACGGTAGCGTACAGCGGTGCGGTTGTAGCCACTGGCGTAGAAGGCACCGGGAGCGTTGGTAGTGTTACCACGGGCGTAGGCCAGACAGTCATTCCCGTCGGGGTTTCTGCCACTGGAGGCGTCGGCACGGTGTCCTTCAAAATAAGCGACATTGTTGTGCCGGTCGGAGTATCTGGTACTGGTGCAGTAGGTACAGTTAGGATCGCCGGGTGGACCAACGTCAACGATACACAGAACCCGAATTGGGTTACTATAAATGACGCTCAGACCCCTACATGGGTCGACATAAACAAAGCGGCCTAGGAGCTGAAAGATGGCAACATACGCGAATGACCTCCGACTGAAAGAGATCGCCACGGGCGATGAGGATGGGCAGTGGGGCACAAGTACCAACACCAACCTGTCCCTGATTGCTGACGCGTTCAGCCTTGGCACTAAGCAGATGGCCGCGAATGCGGACGAGACCTTCACGATGCCGAATGCTACGGCGGACGGCACTCGCTCGCTGTACTTGAAGATCACCTCTGCTGTGTCCTTGACCGCCACGCGCACCGTGACGCTGGCACCGAACACGGTGTCCAAGGTCTGGATCATCGAGAACGCCACCACCGGCAGTCAGTCGATTACGATTGCGCAGGGTTCTGGCAGCTCGGTGACGATTGCCAACGGCGGCAAAGTGATGGTCGTGACCGACGGTGCAGGGGCAGGGGCTGCGGTTACCAATGCCAACCCAACTACAACGTCTGGTACAGTGACCTCAGTAAGCGGCACTGGTACGGTCAACGGGATTACCCTGACGGGCACTGTTACAAGTTCCGGCAACCTGACGCTGGGCGGCACTTTGAGCGGGGTAGACCTTACCTCTCAGGTTACTGGCACTCTTCCCGTAGCCAATGGCGGCACCGGAGCCACAACGCTCACGGGCGTTTTGAAAGGGAACGGAACGAGCGCATTTACTGCTGCGACAGCCGGAACAGATTTTGTGGCACCAGGGACGGCAACGACTTTTACAGCAACGCAGACATTCAGCGGGTCAACCAGCGCACTCGGAATCGTGCTTTCTGACGCGGCTGAAACTGCCACTGTATCGGCTACTGCTGCAACAGGCACGATCAACTACGACATCACGACTCAATCTGTTCTGTACTACACTTCAAACGCTTCTGCCAACTGGACGGTAAACTTCAGGGCTTCCAGCGGCACGAGCCTGAACACCGCATTGTCCACTGGTCAGTCCACAACCGTTGCTTTCCTTGTCACCCAAGGCTCCACGGCCTACTACAACAACGTGGTGCAAGTGGATGGCACTACCTCTGGTGTCACTACGCGCTGGATCGGTGGCGCTCCTACTGCTGGAAATGCAAGTGGCATCGACAGCTATAGATACCTGATAATCAAGACCGGCAGTGCCACGTTCACCGTGTTGGCCTCAGTCACCCAATTCAAGGCGTAAATCATGCCATTACAAGAAACCAGCGGGTCTGCAAGTTACGATGCTTTCGGTGGCGGTGCTGCTGAGCGGGTATTTATAGAGGCAGTTTTCTCAACATGGCTCTACACTGGCAACGGCTCTACGCAGACCATTACCAACGGGATTGATCTGTCCACGAAGGGTGGGCTGGTGTGGATGAAAGGCCGATCAGGTGCAACAGACCATGCGCTATATGATACTACGCGGGGAGCCACAAAAGATTTAGTCAGCAACAGCACTGCTGCGGAGACAACGCAAAGCACTGGCCTGACAGCGTTTAACACTACGGGCTTTGCTATTGGCACGCTAGCTAAAATAAACACCAATGCAGCCACATACGTCTCATGGTCATTCCGCAAGCAGCCGAAGTTCTTTGATATTGTGACGTTCACAGCTCCGGGGGTTGGTACTGAGTTAACTGTAAACCACAATTTAGGCTCTACACCGGGTTGTGTGATTATGAAATCAACAACCAACACCGGAAACTGGGTGGTGCTGCACAGGTACGATCAAACAAAATTTGGGGCACTAAACACTACTGCTGCCTTTGATGACGCATCATTTAATGCCAGCTTTACAAGCACTTCTTTCAAAGTAAAGGGTGGTTTTAACATTACCGCCAATTCTGGCACCTACGTTGCCTACCTATTCGCCCACGACGCAGGCGGCTTTGGCCTATCTGGGACGGACAATGTGATTTCGTGTGGAAGCTACACTGGAAATGGTAGCGCGGCTGGGCCGACGGTAACGCTTGGGTATGAGCCTCAGTGGTTACTTGTTAAATGTTCTAGCTCTACAGGAGATTGGAACCTTATAGATAACATGAGGGGTTTTGTTGTAGGCGGAACTGACGCAGAACTGAATCCTAATTTGTCCAGTGCGGAAAGCACAGGCACGTTTGTAACGCCTACATCTACAGGGTTTCAAATAAACACAACTGATGCGGGCTACAACACAAACAGCGCCATCTACATCTACATCGCCATTCGCCGTGGCCCGATGAAAGTGCCGACGAGTGGGACGAGTGTGTTTAAGCCTTTCACCTACGACAACAGCGCTGGCGGATTTACTCAAACTCAAAATGCCGGATTCCCAACCGATCTTGCTTTTGAAACAGACAGGGCACTATCCAGCCAGCACTATCTTGTGTCGAGATTGCAAGGCCCGAGAGCGCAGATGTCCACGGCCAATACGTTCGACGAATCAACGTTTAATACTGGAGGAGATCAACAAAAGTTTGATTTGCAAAATCTGTTCGCTCAGCAGAATAGCGTTTCTTCAAGCGTTCTTTTGTATTGCCTACGCCGCGCCCCCGGCTTCATGGATGTGGTTTGCGATACTGGCACAGGTTCGGCACATACGATCACGCACAATTTGGGCGCTGTGCCTGAGTTAATGATCCGCAAAAAACGCAGCGCGGCAGATAACTGGATTGTCTATGCCAACAATGATCCGACTGATTATCTGATCTTGAACAGCACTGCTGCAACGGCTGATCTGGATACGATGTGGAACGATACGGCACCGACATCCACTGTATTTACGGTTGGAACAAATGACGATGTGAATCAGAACACAGGCACTT